CTACTTGGTCTAAATATCCATCAAAAGGTGCTACAAATGAAACATATTCGTTAAGATTTGATGTGGTGCTCATTTCTATAATGTAACCATTAAGTGGTAAAAATACTTTCGTGCCAGCTGTAGAGCTATAGTTAAATCCACATGGTATAATTTGTGTTATAGTCGTATCTATATATGCCTTAATGCTTTCACTACTAGATACGGATGTAGAACTAGCACTACTCATATCATCATTATCTATTAAACTTGTTATATATCCACCACCATTAAATCCAACTCTTTGAGCATCTATAATTCTTTGATTATTTAAATCTAATGTACTATTAAAAATAGAACTACCATTTATAGTTATATCAGGTATTGGTGATAAAGAACTTTCTTTTATTTCTATACCAGTTGTAAGAGTACCTGCTACAGCTATATTTAAAGATAATTTACCATCTTCTGTGCCATTACTAGCATCAGATATTTCACCTTTTATAGATGCATAAGATGTAACATTACCACCATCATCATCAGTCTTAAAAAGTATTAAACCTATATCATCTCCATCAGCTCCAACATTATCATCAGGATTAATATCAAAATGCAACTGTGCACCTGAACCAAACTGATTAGATGTATTTTTAATTTTTAAAGTAGGAGTACCTGTACCTGTACTTACAACTTCAAATATTCCACTTGTTACAGTTACACTACCACTAGATGTTAATTGCAAGTCAGTACCATCTCCTAATATATGCTCACCTGCATCACCATATATAATTTTTACATCGTTATTTAAATTAATGTCTCCTGTAACAGTACCACCACTTAATGGCAACTGAGCATCATTGGTAACATTATTTAAACTTAAATCGCTTTTAAACTCTGCAAATGTTCTACCTTTTACATGAGAACTTCCCATTAGCAATACATCATTAGTTGTTAAATCTTCTTCGCTTCTTAATGTATTTCCACTAGATTTACCAAATATTAAAGTAGATTGCTTTGTATTTAATTGTGTTTGAATATTTGAACTAACGGTATTTAAATATCCAAATTCAGTATTTGATACAGAGCCATCATGAATTTTAGCAGCATCTATTCCTGAATTTAATACTAAATTTAAAGTTTTAGTTCCATCTCTTTCTTCTTTAAATAAACTTTCTCTTAATTTAGGCACTATTACTGCATTTCCATCTCCTGAATCACTAATATTAATAGTAGGAATTGAAGTAAAACTTTCTCCTCTATTTATTATTGTTACTGATTTTATCACACCACTACCACTAACTGTATAATTTCCTTTAAATCCTATACCACCACCACCACTTGCAGTTAAAGTACCTGCTGAGTATCCTGTTCCAGCATTAGTTACTTTTAAATCATAAATCTCCATATTATCTGTATTTGATATATCGCCTAATATTTCTATTGGTTTAGATTTTTGTTCAGAAAAAGTATTAAATTCTAAAGAATTTATTACATTACCATAGTTTTCTGCATAGTCTTGAATTTCAAAACTACTAAAAGTAGATGAATTTGATGCATTATATATAACTATTACATTATCATTACTTCCTGAAATTGACCTTGTCATATCATCTTTACTTGAAAAAATAGATGCATTTACCATAGCTGTAGTAACATCATCATATGGTATTATAGAAAATTTTAAATCAAATCTTGACATTATTCGTAATTTAAACCTATGCTAGCCGTGTTTACTTCATGTAAAGTGCCTATAATACTACTAGAACCTATATCTCTATCTCCATCACTTTCTGATGTAGTATTTGCACTATTTGTTTCATCGTGTAAAAGAGAACTAGGATTATCTCCACTTCCATTTCCAAATCTATAATAAGCTACTAAATCACTATTAGAAGTATAATTTTCATAATTACTAGAAAAATCTACAGGGCTACCATCATTGTATAATGATAAAATTTGAGCATCAGGCAAATTATCTTTCCATATACCTAGTTCAGAAATATAAAAACTTGATTTAGTACCACCTATAATAAATTTAAAATTTGTAATATTAGAAATAGGATTATAAGCAGTAAATGCAGAACTTGTCAAAAAAGGTGCAGCAAACTGATTAGATGTATTTCTTCCAATATATATTTTGCAATTATCATCAGTTGATGAAGTCTTTACTCTTGATACTATAAAAATCCATTGCTCATGAGGCATAGTGCCACCTGCATCCAGATTAGTAGTTAGATTAGAACTTCCTCCATCAGTTACAGCTCTTAACCTATAATTAAAACTATAACTTTGATAAACTCTATGTAAAAAAGTGCTACCATAACCTTTATGTTCAATTAAACCATCGTCTATAGGTGATTGGTATGAAAAACCAAAAATTGTATTATCAAGTGAAATACTATTACCTACATAATCTGCTATTGCTGCATTGGGAAAATAAAACCAACCTGCGATAGTATAATCGCCTGTAGTATTCCTAATAAATTCTTCTGTAATATCATGCCTTATATAGCTTCCTGCTTGAAAGTGCCAACAGCGTGAACTTGTCCAAATACCACTTTGATTTTCATATAGACCTCTTGCTGAACCTATTACGTTATTACTAAGCATTATTGAAAGTTTAAACCTCCTACCATTACATATATATTACTAGAATCAAAACAAAAAAATGTATATATTGAAACTGCATTGGTTGTATTTGAAAAAGCAGGAACTTCATTACCTGGGAATCTTCCAATATCACTACCACCATCTATAGATACTGTTGAAAAAGTAACATTACCTGCAAAACTTGCATTGTTTTTTATTATTAAAGTTGCACTTTGACCAGGACTCATGTTTTGAAAATTAATTGTTGAACAAGAAGTTCCAGCATTATTTGCCGCATTAGCTGCTAGCTGTGTAAAGAAAACATTACCATCATTAAGGTCTGCATTTATAGATGTTATATCAGAATTTGACGGGGTTGGTATTGTTACTATTGTTTCTTTATAAGACTGTAAGGTAACATTGTCTAATATTCCTGAAACTGTTAAATTACCTGCAACAGTTAAATTATCACCAACTGTTGTTTCAGAAGTAGTATGACCTATTGCTATTGTTTCACCACTATTATTACCAATAGTTATATTTCTTGAAGTATCAATAGATAATACATTTACTCCATTTTCTTTTATATTAACACCATTTTTTCCATCTAAAGATAGTATTCCTGAAGAAGTAGACCAAGTACACGCTTCTGCTGATGTTATTGTTACAGGAGAACCTGCAATCGTAGCACCTGTATCATTATCATGAGTGATTGTAAAATCATTTCCAAGACCCATGCTAAATACAGAAGCATCTTTTTTTAATCTAACATTTCCTGTGTTATCTACTGAAAATAAATCAGAATTATCACTTTTTTCAACAACGAATAATTCAGAACTTGAGCTTTGTGTACTATGACCTTGCACTCTTAAAGTTATTTCATCAGCTGTGCCATCTATTACTTGACCTCTTGTAAAAATATTTTGAGAGCTGAGAGATACTCCTGTAGAAGATAGAGTAACTGAGTTTCCACTATTTATCGAGGTATGTCTGTATTTTAATTGATTATCAGCACTATCTACAAATAACAAACCATGACCATCAGAAACAGCAGAAGGCTCAGAGGACTCTTTAAGTTTCAGTGGTATCTCTGCTTCTACATGACCACTTCCTGTTAAATTTGTTATTTTATTTACTTTTATTGTACTCATTTAAATTTATCCTTATGAAGTTTCTATATTATCTACATCTAAAAATGCTGTATTGTATGGGTCATTGGTGCTATTTACAATATTAACTCCATCAATTTGAGTTGTGCTTACTGCTTCATAAAATGCAAAATATGCTGCCATTACTTCATCTATAGCATCTGTTAATTTATCATTTCTTTGTTCTGTTCTATTAGACCTGCTAAATGCATCATTTGATAAATTAGTAGCAGTTTCTACATCAGCCTTAACAGCTTCTATATCAGACTTTATATCATTTATATCTTTTAGCATTGCTTGTATATCTAAAACAGTGTCTGCAATATTAAAATTAGTTCCAGAAGATACAGTTAATGTTTTACCCTCTTCTATAACACTAGATTCAACTGCATGATAGAAAACATTTGTGCTTCTTAGTGCAGTATCTCTATTAATTTGGTTTAAAGATGTAGCACCTCTTGTTCCTAGTTTTAATTCCATTTTACCAGGACTACCAAATTCTAAGTCAAGAACATCGTTAGCATTCAATAGTGAATATGCTTTTGCATCAGGATTCCATCCGAATAATTGCATTGTTCTTCCTGGGTTTTGCATTGCTATCTCGGAAGCCCCGTCAAATAAAACTCTTGAATACCAATTATTATTAAACTTAACAAATAAAAATATACCTTTGCCTGTAATCTCTCTAATCGTAATATCACCATCACTTCCTTCCCTAACATTAGGCTCGTTTTTACCAATAGTAATTCTACTGGCTTTTTTATTATGATGAATTCTATCTAGGTTAGAGTATCTCATTATCTTGATGATTTAGTTCTATATACAATAGTTATATCTTCTATTTCAAAATTAGCAGGTGTACCTGATGCAGATTCTATCATTAATTGAAATGAATAAGCATTTTTAATTGGACTGCTAGGTATTAATTGTGCTGTATAACTTTTTGTTTTTGGATAAATTAATATAGTAGCATTTTCAAGATGAGCAGATTGACCAGATTGATAGCTTCTTAATAAATCTACAGTATTATTTTCAACATCTACTTTTGTTACTAACATTACCTCTGTATTAATCTTAATAGCATCACCTTGCTTAATATTTAATGCATTAGAAACATTTACCGATGCACTGGTAATATCTGTGTTATTTAATCCTCCAGATTTAGTTAAAGTTATTGTTGCAATATCTTCAGTTGATTCATCAAACTTTAATCCATAAGTTGATTCACCATAATTAATACTCTTACTAAAATCAAATTCTTTTGGATTCTGCTCTACATTAGTGCCATTTATTTGATAATATAGTTTAGTATAGGTTTGACTCATGCTAAAATCTGAATCCATTGTTCTAAAAGTTACATAAACCTTATAAATAATTTTCTTTACACCAGGCTGTCTAAAATCTATATCTTTAGTTATAATTCTTATAGAATTGTTTTGGTTTGGTATGTTCCTAAATTTTGCTATTTTTCTGTTATTAAATATATTTTTACTTACTTCAAATCTTCTTCCATCTGCTGGTCCTGTTATATTAAAAAAGTGTATATTAGGATTTCCATTATTTATATTATCTTGAACAGAAGAGTCAGTAACAGCACCAAAAGTTAAATCGTTTAGGTCTGGATTGCTTGCAAGTATAGCTCTTGAGGCTTTAGCAAATTCTTCATTAGTATCAAATGCATCAACTACTCCTGTATCAAAACCTCCTTCTGGTCCGTAATCTGTAAGGTCTTGACCGGCAATAAATGCTGCAGACACATCTTTTTCAACATCATTAAAGCTATTAAATTGTTTTATATTAAAATCAAAAGTTGGTCCAGATAAATTAGAAGCATTCGAACCAGGCATATTTAAAAAAGATAATTGAGTTACTTGAGCTATAGGAGAAAGACCTCTGCTTGTAAGTGGTATTGAATCAAAATATTTTTTCCAAAATACACCATTATGAGCATTGTTTACACTAACGTCTGTATTATCACTTTCAGCGACAACTAATCCTGTACCTAACTGACTAGAATACAATTTAAACTGACCTGAATCTGTTTTAACTAATAGAACTAAAGCTTTTGCAGCAGGATTTCCAGAATTTCCAATACCACTGCCTGCTCCACCTTGACTCCACCTAGAAGAATCTCCTGTGTATGTAAATTTTAAAGCAGTATTAATAGTTTCTGCTTCCCAATATGTTGAACTTGTATTTGAATTTACACTATCTTTTAAAAAATTTAAACTTGTATTAATATTATTTCCAAAACTATCTGCTTCTAAAACATCTGTTAAAGCATCAGCTGTACTTCCAGTTATATTTAAATTAGCATCAAATTGAACAAGCGAAGCATTTGAAGACCTTGCTAATACTAATCTCCATTTTTGTGCACCATATACACGAAAACCAGCAACTGGTCCAGGTCTTAAAATTATTTTGGCAGAAGGGGCTATTCCTGGAACTGGCTCTACATTAGCATTATTGTAATCTGTTCCAACAATAATATTAGCATCATTACTATTAGAAACATATTCTCCATAAATCATATCTCCATCAAAAGATGTAGCTATGTTGGTCTTAGTTCCACTTGACAAAATATTACTACCAAAAGTCCAGCTTTCTGTAATAAAATCATACACATATATATTACCAGATGTAGATGTTGGTGATTGAAAAACTGCTATTTGTTTTTTAGCTGGTATATATCCAATCATACCACTTGTAGTTAAAAAATCAGACCATTGAGTTTGTGATATTTTAGATGTAATTAAATTTTTAATTTGGCTACCATCATAAATATAGCAACCTCTTTTATTAGTCCATATCACCCCAAGTTCTGTTTTAGTTACTGCAGAATGGTGGTCTATACCCATGAAATTGTGCTCTGACTCTAAAAATTCTATATCTTGAGATATATTTATAATAAAAAGTTTTTGTCTTTTGTATTGAAGCAATCTATCAGCAAATGTTTCAAGCCTAATTATCTCATCACCATCATTTACAGTAACATCTAAAAAATTACTTTCAGGGAAAGTATCAAACTTATTTACAGGGCTTTTTATAATTCTATCATTAAATTTTTCAACAATATTATTAGCTTCATCCGTTTTATCTAATTTACCAATATTACCTATATAGCATCTTCTATTTGCTATAACTGCAGTTTTGTATTTAAATATAGTATCTTCATCAACTTCATAACCATTTATAGCTTGATATGTTAATACTTTTGGAGGATGAAGAAAATGAAAAGAATTAGATTGTGTTGTTGTTCCTGAAGATAAAGCACCACCTGATGGACAAATAGCATTTTGACCAACAGTGGTTTCAGTCCAAGATACAAAAGAAAGGTCGTCAAACTTTTTACATCCCAATACAAAATCTACTTCTAACAGTTGATAAAATATACCAGAGGAGTCATCAGCATCTGTGTAGTATATCCTAGCTCCAGTAACTCTTTTATTAAATCTATATAAACTTGAACCATCATGATAATCTACACTAAAAGCACAAGCTAGAGCTCTGTTTGTAGCAGTAACTGTTTTTGATGTTAATGAAAATAATCCAGATTCTTGTTTTTCTAAATCATATAAAAAACTAACATAAAACTCAAATGTTCCTGTCCAAGTACCATTAAGACCTGTAGGTGAATCATCTATACCAAAATGAAATCTTAAACCATCACTTGCTATAGTTGCTAGCTGTGGGTACGAGTCAGAACCATCATCATTTTCTGCTGTTACTTTTCCTGGATTATGGTCTTCTCCAGAGGCATGTGTTGTACTTGACGGGGAGTATAATTTTTGGTCTGAAGATAACCACTCTAAGAATTGTGCATTACCAGATGTATCTGAAAAATTAGTCCTATTAATGATACCATATCTTTTAGATATAGTATTTGAATTATTAAAATTAGAATCAACTACTCTAAGTATACCATCAGCAATATAATAAATAGGTTTTGTATCAATACTTGGATGGTCTGTAGCAGCAGATAAATTATCTTTATCTAAATTTATTAAACCATTTCGCCATTGATTATTACTTAAATCCCTAATATCAACTTCATTCTCATCTTGCATTGCAATATATTTAGTATCAAATAATGATGGAAGCTGATTAATAATAACTTCTGTTATATCAAAATTAACATCCGAGCTATTATTTGACTCAACACCTATATTCCCATTTGCACCTTCACCTATTTTTACAATAGCTGAATAACTAACATCACTATCTGTGGGTTCTATAAAATTACTATATTCTTCTCCTGTTACTGAATTTATACCTTTATGTGCCCAGAGTCTAAACTTATTATTAGAGCTACTAGATAATCTTCTTGATGTAACTGTAATCTTAAATGTTTTTCCAATAGAATTAGCACCTAGATTTCTATATAATTTATTTTTTCTATTAGCAGCATTAGTTTTATTACATATCATTTTATTATTACCACTATCAAGATGCCAACCACTACCAGGATTATTTGAAGGATGATTAGTTGTAGTTGTTGTGGTTTGACTTTCAAATCTCCACCCTGTATTAGTACCAGGATTTCCATCTGATGTGTAATTTCCATATATTTGCCAAGTAGTAAATACAGGTGTAGTATTGCTTGTTAAATAGTTTACTTCTGCATTTGTTCCACTTATATCAAAATTACCATTTGTTGAAAATAAATTAACAGAAGGGTCTGGGTTATCATAATCGGATTGAAATGAAAATATGCCAAAACCAGGAAAAGTAGTTCCTGTTAATATACCAAGCTCAGAATCTTCAGATGCACCCATTACTCTTATCTTTCCATGCCTATCTACCATAATGTTTTCAGCTTGAACAAGAGAATTATCTGGAATATCCTTTTCATTAAAATGAGTATTTATTCCACCGTCAAATCTGTCTAATATATAATTTTGTTTAGGCATTAAATTCCTAGTCTTGATTCTATACGATTAAATCTACCGTCTACCTCCATTGATTTTATATTAAGTCTTTCTAGCTTAACTAATCTACTGTTTAAATCATTTATTTTTAGTTGAATGTTTTCTAATTGAGTTACTATAACTTTAGCTACATCTTCACTTTTAGGTTTTGACGGGGATTTTTTTGTGGATGTTTTTTTACTTTTCATCTTCTAGTGTGCTTTTTAATGATTCTTGCATTGCCTCATAAAGAGCCTCTAATAGTTCTTTTTCTGTCTGCTCTGAAATCATTGGTAAATTTAATTTTTTATTTAGATTTGAAATAATTTTATCTTTTGTGCTTTCATTTAAAATCATCTCAATAGCTATTTTTTTTATTGCAGCAGCAAGTTTTTGCATTTTGTTTTTCCTTTATTTCTAATATTTGTTTTTGTATTTCTTTTAATTTATAATCATGTTCTTGAAAAATATCTGTAATCTTATCAATAATTGGAAATTTTTTTCCTAATTTTTTATCTATCATATCAAGAGCTATTTGTGCAATTTTATTATGCAGTCCTTTTGTTAGTATCATTTAAGATTTCTTTCTATATACCAACAAAATAAAAAAATAATAAATAATAATATTAACCAGGGAATTGTAAATATTAAAGCTGACATTTCATACACCTATTTTTTCTAACTCTTCATTAAGAACATTATAAAAACTTTCATCACCTCTATCTTTCATCTTTTGAACCATATCTTTGTAACCCATAATCATAGTTTGAGATGATATAGCAAGACCTATTATTTGAGCTTTGTATCCTTGTATTTTTGCTATAATATTTTCAAAGTCTATATTAGCACCAGTCATATCATTTATTAAGTTAAGATTATCAATAGTAGCAGGATTGATAAGAAGACTATCAATGTAAAACAAAGCTGCGATAATGCTTCCTCCATTAACTGCAAATCCTCCTGCCTGTATCCCTTTCGCCTTGCGTAATTTAGCATTGAGCCTTTCAGCTTTTGCAAGTTCTTCAACATCTTTAATTCTTTCTTCTTCAACAGGTTTTTTAATTTCTTCTTCAACTTTATCCCCAGGTTTTCTTGAAAACATACCTTCAGGAACATCAGTTCTTTTTTTATCAACTTTAAGTTTTCTTGTAAATGATATGCCACCATCTTTATTAAGTCCACTTTGAGACAATTCATTTGCTTTCTTTCTTTATAAAGCTTATTAAAGTATCGTTAGAAGATTCTAATGCATTTATATCTTGCTGTATATTTTTTTGATTAGATATAAGCTTTTCTACAATACCATACACTTTATTATTATGCTTTACTATCTCATATTGCATTTCTCTTATTTCATTGTCGAGAGTATCAAGCCTATTATTGAGATTGTGATTAAAATAACTGGCAAACCATTTAGCAACAATACCAACACCAATAAGAAACACAATAACAAGAAAAGTAGGCAAGCCTTCTTCACTAATAAGATAAAGTAAGTCATCCATTCTTTTTTATCTCGTTCCATGCTTTTGCAAATATATATATAACACCACCAATCATAGTTACAATTCTTAACCAAAATGGTAGCCAATCTACAAAACTCATACTTACAGTTGCTGTAGGTATTGTTAAATCTCTAATTGGAATAGATTTTAATGTGTCTATCATACTTCACAACTCCTTTTAAACCAACCTACCCAAAATCTTTCTTGGCTTGGTTTTTTCATTACAAGTTCTGCATAAAACATTACTCTATATGCCCTAAGTCTAAACGGTTCTACATTGCTAGCAGCTCTAATTGTAGCTGGACCTATACCTCCATCTACATCAATTTTTTCTGAATTTTTACTATTACAAGCTTCTTGCAATATTTTAATAGCTCTTCTACCACCCATATTAACAGCCATATCAAAATAGATATGACGAAGACGATTAGGAAGCTCATCAACACGATACCTATCCCAATAGTCTTTTTTATACAATTCTTTAGCTCTTTCCACAGTAAGCTCTTTGATGTCCTCATTTGGATATGCCCTTTTGCTTATCCCATATTTAGTTTCACCTCCTGCATCTTTAGGGTCATCTACATAGCCACCTTCATGTTTTATAACTATTTCTATAATTTCATCAAATTTAACTAACAATATAAACTACTCCTTTCGGTTGATAATAATTCAACACCAATGTGGAAGATGAGTACCATCTATATGGATTATTTATCTTCATCTTCAATCATTCTTTCAAGAATCTCTATAGCACCTAAACACCTTTGTGCAAGATTAGCATACTGTTGTTGTTGATTTATAGCTTCTTTATATTGGTTTTTAATTGTTTCTAATTCCTTTTTTGGAGTTGGTTTTTTTATTTCTTTTTTTTCTTCTACCTTATCCAAGTGTTTCTCCTATACCTTTATCTTCTAGTTGTTCAAAAGTTTTTACTACTTGTTTAGCTCTTTTTTCTATATTAGCCTGTAAATACGCAGATACTGCTGCTTTAATAGTATCTTTACTAGCATTTGACCTAATTGAGCTATCTTCCCAATCATAATAATTACCATCTGCATCAGTTATACCTATAACCATAGAGCTATAAACTCCATCTGCCATTTGTTTTTCTAGTCTAACTATTTTAGATGCTTTTGCTTCATCTTCTGTAAATAGTGCCATTTTTTATCCTTTATTTTTATTTATCTACTATTCTCCAATTACCTACTGTATCACTACTAGCTGCAATACAAATTAAAGTACATCCTTCTTTATTACTTAAAACATAATCACCATCATTTACAGTACCTATTTTTTGCTCACCACTACTGTTATTATGCTTAATTGTAACTGTATTGCCACTTGTAATTTTTATTAAATGCAGTATTTGACCTAATCTTCCACCATTTAAACCATCAATAGTAATATTTCCACCATCTGCATCTAGCTTAATAACACTTGTATCTGAAACACTTAAATTGCTTGATACACTAGTAACAGTTGATGGAATCTTATATCCTACAGCACCATTTATTTTTAATTTATACTCTGGAGTAGCTGTAGCTATACCCACATTACCATCTTGAGTTAAAGTCATTATATCAGTAGTGCTACTTTCATCTCTAAATAATAAACCTGCTGTACTACCATTAACCTTACTTATTATTCTAAATTGGTCTCCATCTGAAGTTGTATTGTTAAGTGATAGAATAGATTGACCATTATTTACAATTTGTACTACGCTATCGTCAGTTCCACTAAAAATATTAATTCTTGTATCAAGATTTCCTGACGCATCTGCTGTTCTAAAGTTTAATGAATCATTACTATGGTTATAACCAAATTTTGACATTACAGTACCTGTTTCAGCAAATTCTATAACTTGAAAACCATTTGTAGCACTATTGATTCTAAGATTACCTTGTTCAAGATGCAACTTAGTTCCTGGAGAAGAGGTTCCTATACCTATATGACCATTTGTTTTTTGAACAACAAATGCATTTGACACACTCTCAGTATCTATAATGAATTTATTAGCAGAACCATCATATCTTAAATTTATTCTTTCAGCTTCACCACCACCACCTTCCTTAGCCTCTTTAAACGATATTTTTCCACTATCAGGACTATTTGAAGCACTTAAAGTTTTAGTTCCTATTACAAGTGTTGGGTCTGAATCACTTCTTATTTCTAATAATTCACTTGGAGAATTTGTATTAATGCCCACCCTTCCTGTAAAACTAGCAGCATTAGTGCTACCTGTTAAAGCTAATCTCATAGCACTGTCATTACCAGCACCATCCTCTATAACCTTTAAACTTGAACCTAATTCTTCATTATCACTTGTTCCAACATTAAGTATAGACTTATAAGTTGCTGAAGGTTTTTTACTTGTAAAATTTGCCATATTTAAATCCTTTTATTATGTATCACTCGTACTATCCCAATCTTGCCAATTAGTCGAATCTACATCATTCCAATTTACTGATGTTAATTTTATCCAATCTCCATCAATTAATGAACCTATTATAGTAGTACCACCTTTAACTAGACTTGAAATTAAACTAAGCATTATGAGCCTAAATAAAGTACAGCTGCACCAGATGTTAAATCAACTGCTGTAAATCTACCAAATATAGTTACTCCTGCTGGAAATATATCTGAACCAAAAGCATCCCCATTTGTGCCTGGTCCAGCAGATGATTGAGATGTAAATTCACCTGATTCAACAGTAGTTCCAGATGCAAAAACTGTATCTTCAATAAATGTTATAGCTACTACAACTGTATTAGAAGGAGGAGTATATGTATTTGTATCACTAGTATAAGCAACTCCACCTTGTCCTAATCCAAGATTTTGGCTCTCTTGAACTGTAAATTTTCTTATTCCACCTGCCATTTCTGACTCCTATCTTATTGCATGAGAACCAGGTATAACTATTGTTGGACCGTATTCTCTTGACACTTTTGATTTATGAGCTATTCTATAAAACTCTTTCATATTGTATTCTTTTAAATCTATTTGACCGGCATCCTCTGCCAACTTTGCTTTTACATAATAAACAACTGCTTTTGCTAAATGCTCAGAAACATGGACAGTATCTGATTCATCATTTAAAACATCTACAGCATAAAATAAATCTGGAGTTCTTTCAAAATCTGTCCAAGCAGCTTCACTACCAGAATATTTAGTCGTTAAAATTATTTTATTATTAGTACCACCACCATTATTACCTATAGATGAGATTTTATGTAATCCATTAAATCTACCTGCTTTTCTTAAAACAATATGCTTACCAGCAGATAAAGCATAGCTAGTAGCATAATTAGTAAAAGGTGCTGTATTATTAGCTACAGCTAGTTTTCCATCTACAGATTGAAACTGTGTTAAATTCTGAGCTACATCATTAGTGGTTTCTATGAAATATTTACCACTAAAACTATATTCTATTTCAATACCATCTTCAACTGAAACTTGTGGGCTTTTATATAATGTATCTCCTTGAAAAGAAGTATTAGGGATAGTAGTAGTATCTACCTCCATTAAAGCAAATTGACTTCCTCGTCTATAATAAGCGTATTCTTTTATATCAGCCATCTACACTCCATCTGCATCTTCTTCTATTGGAGGATGTATCATTCTAGGAATACTCCTATATTTATCATCTCCATTTAAATGATTTTTTACTCTTATATCTAAAATTTTTACTGAATCTTCTGGAAAAGTATAATATCTTTGGTCTTTTGTAATATCTAATTTAGAAGTTGTTATATTTGTAGGATAATATAAAGCTAACTCTTCAAGTGCATCTTTTATATATGCAATAGCACGACCAGTTTCTCTTGTTCCAGCTCTTTCCATTACTTCACTTACTTTCATTATCTAGCTCCTGTTTGCTGTCTATTAGATATAAATGCAGACTCGTATTGCTGCTTTAAGTTTGCTAAATTATTTCCTATTGTCTGTACAAGCTCATTATCCTCTTCTTCAACAGTATATACTGCCATTTTAGCTTCTAAAGATTTTATAGCAGCATAAATAACTACTAAATAAACTCTATCATCAGCAAAATACTTTATATCGCTATGTTCATGAGTAAGGGCATTACCACCCTTATCTTCTGGAACATTATTTACATAATAAACTTTAAAGGAATCAGCACCACCAGATGAAGGTGCAGGGAAAACATTTATTTCACCATTATCTAAAATACAATATACGGGGTTAAACTTAGATGCAAAATTTAGACTATCTTCGTCTGTTACTCTGGATTGCATTGACGGGGGTACAAGCCTACAACCTCTCCAATCATTATCAGTTCCAGATTCTCTAACAACTGAAATAATTCGAGCACCATTTAAATCTAAAGGAGAGCTATCATTAGAATCTTGTTCAGAGCTTTGTTTTGAAAATTTATAAGCATCTTGAGGTCTAAATTCTAAAGTCTTTCTAGTAACATCCAATACTCCATCTTTTAAGAACTGGTCAAGTTCTACATCTGTTGGAGTTGTTGTACTACTAAAAGTATCTCCTAAATTTGTTAAGCTATTTACTTGTGCTTCAAATGTTGCCAAATTACCTTCCTCTCTAAGCCTTGACTAAGCCTGAATGAGTTGTTTTAAGATAAAGTAGCCCAAGAAGAAAGAGGAAATCTCTTGAGCTACTTTAATTTATTTATTAGTTATTATCACCTATTAAATACAAATACCAGCTAGTTCCATCTGTCATGCATTCTATTTTATCACCCTTTTTAGACTCATCACCAAATGTTACAGCTGAAACTCCATTAAAGTACATAATTTGATTAGCATCTGAAGTGGTAGTTTCATCAAATTCATATCCGAAAATTTTACTATCTCCACCATCAACACCATGCTCAATAGTATTTTCACCATTTATTAATGTAAAATGGAATCCAGCTATATCTGTACTTAAAGCCGGTAAAGTCAATGTGCAAGCAGAACCCGAACATATAAATACTTTACCTGAATCATTAGGAACTAATGAAAAGCTTGAAGTAACGCTTTCAACTAATTGATTTCCAAATGAAGGATGTGAACCTATTTTTGCATTAGCCATAAGTTACTCCTTTTTATAATGAACTAATGCTAGAAAGAGGAACACATACAACAACAAAATCTAGCGTTGTTGTTCCACTACCAGTACGCAAATGACTACCACCATCTACTAATATATTGGTATCGCTTGAAGCTGAATCTAAGGCATTTATAAAAACTGCCTTTCCATTTCCTGCAGATAAACCATTTAGACTAGGAGTAATATCAGTACCATTAACATCTAAAGCACATGTATTAGTTGCTAAAGCCTCAGAGCCAGAATTAGTAACAGAACTAAAAACAACAGCATGATTTGCAGGAATAAATGCTCCAGTAACAGCATTATTAGCATTCCCACTGGTTGAGACAGATATACTAAATTTTATAACTTTAGCACTTGCCCACACATCAAGAATACTACCTTGACCTAATTGTCCATATGAAGGTATACCCATAATATTCTCCTTTCTTTAAGACCAAATAGCATGAGTTTCAGGCATCTGCCATTCCATCCCAGCTTCTGTTAAGATTAAATCAACTCTTCTATCTATACCTGTATTTTCAAGCGTCTGAACACCGACATATACTGAGGTATCTCTGTTTACACCATTTCCAACTAAAGGTCTGTAATAACAATGCTTCATATTGATTCCAAGAATCTTAACATTAGTTCCATCTAGGTGTATATTTCTAACAACATTCATATCACCAAATGGTGTAGAAATATTTGTAGTATCTAACCCTAATACTTTCTTTCTACCTGTCACTGCTAAATCAGCACTAAAGTTAGAATTAATATTAAGATTATTACTAAAGTATCCACCAAGCTTATGCAACCAATTATAAATAGCAGTTGAACAGAAAAATACTGTAGCTGTGCTATTATTATATCTTGGGTCTAAATAGTTTGACATATCATCTAAGAAATCATCAGCTGTCTTAGTATTTGGGTCTAAACTAAAAGTATTACCAAAGTTAGTAATGTAATCAACAGCACCTTGTGTGTACTGAACATTATTTACTGTTCCTTGAGAACCAAATAATAAAGCTTGTTCAATATCATATTTATGCTCAACAAGTTTAGTTTGCCACATTCTAGCCCACTCATTTGGCTCATACTTTAGAACTGTAGCTCTTGCAGTATTTGTCATAGCACAAGAAGTCTTCCAAATCTGAGATAAACCAATGTTTGTAGAATAAGGCTGGTCTTTCCAAGTTTCAGGATAACCAGAACCTTCTTCATGAGCAGAACCCATAACATAACATCTCATTGGCTCTAATACTGAAGAAATGCTCTTTGTAGAAGGAACATAAGAACCATCATCAATATTTGTAACAGCTGTTAAATACTGTGTACTTCCTTTTATAACAGTAAGATTTAAAGCAACCATATCAGGATTATTGCTAAATCCTGTAGCATCATCACCAGTACCAGCTAAAGCATGCTCAGTTACAGAATTAATTTTAGCAACCATATATCCAGTAGCTGCTCCACCTGCTGAAGCTGCTGTAGGTATTTTTAGAAGCTGACCTGGTAAGAAAAACTTTGGCATTGTTCCTGCTTCACCAATATGTATATCATCACCTGTACTTCCAAAAACATTTTGAATATTTCCTTGATTTTTAAAATCAGTTATCATTCTAAGCTCAAGATTATCTCCTTGAGATTTAGCTGCACCAATATCAGAACTAGTAACAAAAGAACCACTATTATCTTTAGCTGCACCTACATAAGCATATCTTTTATGATAACTTTCTCTTTTTTCTGCCCATTTAAACTGTGGGTCATCAGTTGGTTTTTTCGCAACTTGACTAACAAATCTGAAAAACGGGTCTTGAGCTAATGCAAGCTCAGAAACCTTATCACCGAAATTATATTTACGCCTAATATCACCAGTCTTAAAATCAGAACTCGTGCCTGGACCTCTACCATCAAAATCGGCAACAGTTAAATCAGTATTTGGAGTAATTGCACTTATATATTCACTCATACTAACTTTCCTTTATTTTAATTATTCAAACAAATTTTCTAAAGCAGATGCTCTATCAACATTTCTAACTACATCCCAAACAGCATCATCTGGTGTTCTTTCTTTAGTTGAAATACTATTAGCACTGCTTACAGTATTTGGGTATTGACTAACATTTTTCATTTGATTCATTACTTGTTGTCTTGTGCTATTAGCAATATTTTCTGCTTTTTCGCCTTCAGAAACAATTTTATCTAAATGTTTATAGTCTATACCACCTGAAAGAGCTTCATTCACCTTACCCATCCAGTTATCAAATTGGTCTTTTGTCCAGTTTTTTTCTTGCATGAATTGCTGTTGTCTAGTTTTTAGTTCAGCTTGCTTATTAGCTTCTTGCTGTTGAGCTTCAATTTGCTTAACCTTATCCTCTACAATACTACTTGCTACTGTAGTAATCCAGTTATTCATAACTGAAGCTGAATCAGAATTAGGGTTATCTAATGCATCATCCATATCAAAAACGAACTCTTTATCAAGTCCAAATAATTCTCTAGGATTAGAAGCTTGTTGTTCTTCTTTTTTACCAGAGATATGATTTAATACAGCTTGTGCTGCTCCTGGGTCATTCTTCATTACATTTATTAGCTCACGATATTTCTCATCTTCTTTGACGAGCTGAGCCAATCTTTTACCCTCTCTTGAAGAATCTGAATGCCTCTTTTTATATGGGTTTTCATCTGACTCCCATATGTCAGGTTGCTCTGTTTGTGGTTCGGGGTCTTTTTCAAGAGTTGCCGATGGTTGAGCTTGTTCTGTTACTACATCTGTAATAACGTCATCTACGATAGAGCCATTAACCTGTTGCTCTAAATCACTAAAAAAATCACTGGGGTCAGAACTTTCGATTGTTAAGTCTTGTTCTGAGTTGTCCTGTACATTTTCCATGATAGCCTTTCTATAGGTTTACAGCAGTCTAAAATTATTCTTATGTGTCTTTAGACTGCAAGTTATTTGTTTTTTGTGTTCTACTTTCTCTTTTTGTATTTTTTAGAACACTATCCATTTCTTTCGATATACCCATCTGTCGAATTTTTTCTTCAGCCACTTGAGATTTTAATTTAACACCTGAATCAAGTAATTTTTTTCGCATTTCATGTTCAACAGAACGCTTAGCATCTTTAATACCAGCTTGTATAACTTGCCTTCTAAGTGTTTGATTATCACCATTAAGGCTTTTAATTTCTTTTTCAAGACTGGCTATTTGTCCTTGAAGCTGTGAATATAATGATTTTCTTTTTGCAATCTTTTCTTTATCTCTTATGTCAGTTTCTGCTAATACAGCCATATCATCTACAACACCTAACTGTAGTAATTCTTTTAACTCACCAAGATATGCCCATCTATTTACAGGTAATCCTGTACCAGGAAGAACCCTAATATCAAACTTAGCATTAGCATAATCATTATACATACCAATCTCTTTACCATAATCATTGTATAGCATCTTATTTATTTCAACATCTTTAAATTCATCTTGCTGAGTTATAGCATTTGGTTGCATTATTCTAAAAACTTTATTAATTTTATATGTAGCTTGAGCATAATCTCTTATTACAACACCAAACTGTTGCAAGGCAGGATGTATGCAATTTGTAATCCAGGCTTTTACTCTTCTTGTTCCATATTCATCATTAGCTAAAAGACCTCTATATGTTTCAGGTAAAGATGCAGCATCGCCTTGCATAGAAGAATATATACCTGCTAGATGCTCTATATCTATTTTTCCTCTATCTACTATATTGGCAAATGCTGTAGAAATAGGTGCAGGTTGTATTGCTGTTGGAGCATCATAACCATGATTAACCGGTAATATAGCACCCGGTGCTGTAGCAAACTTTTCCCAATGGTCTTTATCAATAGAGCCATCATAAGCCATAAATCTTAAAGAAGAACCTAAAGATGCATTGTGTACCATTAATTGATGTGCTTTATTTAATTCTTTTTGTTTTCCAACTAATGGAGAAACACAAGACATAGGATAAGGAGTACCTGTGTATTTATAATGCATAGGTATTATTGGGTACTCTGTTCCTGGTAATATTTTTTCATATAAAAATTCACCACCTACACATACAGTTACTTTAATTTTATTATCAAAAAACTTAATAGCTTCTACTAAATTGTTTTTTAATTCTCCTTTCATAAGAATTTTAAACTCTTTTTCAGAGACAACTGTTTGTTCTACTTTACCAGCTTTTGACATAGCATTGCTAATACGAGAACTTCTCTCTTGATTTAGTCTAGCTTCAGCAGCTAATTGTGCTTTTTGAGTTTCTAAATTATATCTACTTTCTATAATAATACCGTCTTCAAAATTCTTTTTTATAGCCATTAAAGTTTCTTCAAGCTTTACTTTAGATTCAGCTATAATAGACTGCATATCATTTTCTATTTCTTCTGTTATTAATTCAATTTCTTTTTCAGTAGGTTTTGTCTTAAAAAATATATTTCTATATGCTACTTTTACTTTTTCATACATTTCATAATAAGAAAGAATATCATCTCTTTCTCCGTCTGATTTATATCCTTGTGTTATATCTTGATATTGAAAATCATTGCCATCAGACCTTTCATGCCCTGTAACATTATAAAGACTTTGACCGGTAGCTTTTTTTATTTTAGCAGAAAACTCAGGTAAATCATTTAATAAATGGCTTCTTAAAACTTGTTTATAAATAAGAATATAACCAGCATCTCTAAATAATAAATCTCTTGACTTAGGGTCTGGATAAACATCAAAAGGTTCAATAGAATCAAAAACAACCTCCCCTAAACCATTATCTGCATTAGCATCTACTCTAACTCTAAAATATCCAATACTTTTTGTTAATGCATCTGTTACTATTTGATTATAAACAGCAGAACCTTTACTATTATACCATATATAATCAGCCATGTCAGAGTGAATAGCAGCTATCTTAGAATCACTACCCTCAACAGCTATAGCTTGCCATTTTGGGTCTTTTTCTGTAACGTAATAGTTTAACATTTCTACAACAGGAATAATTCTATTTATAGTAAATGTAGGCATTCCTTGATTTTTTAATGCTATCTCTTCATCTCTTGAAAGCTGATTGTCAAGATAAAAGTTATGACCTTCTTGATTTTTATGTTCCCACTCTTTTCGAGTATTTCCATTCAGCTGATGATATAAATGTTCTATTTTACTTGCTCTTTTATCCATTATGCTACTACCCAACTTTTAGGCATTTTTACGACTTTTCTTCTAGTTCCATGGTTTGTTTGAAGTCCTGACGGGGGCGTTGAATACTTAACTGAATAAGCTAATGCATCTATTGTATCATCATGAGACATTCTAGGACCAAAGGTTACTATTTCATGTTGCAAGTCGTAATGAGTTTTTTTTATTTTTACCGAACCTATAGCCATTCTTTGTGCAAGAATTTCTTGGATTCGGTCTCTTTTAGACATTCGATTGCCTGGTTTTTCTTGTTTAACTTTAACGCTAAAATCGTTTCTACGCCTCATTTCTGATATTATAGACTGAAACACCGGTCTTGACATTGTTGTATCTTCTATAACGGTAAGACGTGGCTTAAATATAGCATTCTGTTCAAATATATAATCAACTATACCTTTCTTATCTTCACCAGGTATAGCTAAAACAGGAAGACCTCTTTTTCTTATATAATCTAAAACATATATATTAGCATCTTCATCTATTGCTATAATAATAATTACACTAAAATCGCTTTCTCTTCTTTCTGAATCTGTAGCAGGGTCTACTCCCATGTATGTATTGACGGGCTTTTCTACTCCATCAATAAGAACATATCCATTTCCAGAAGAATTATCGTATTTAAAAGTACCATCCCAGTAATTTATATGTCTCATATTAAATATAGAATCTTGTTCTGATTGAACCTCCATCATATATTCTTGATAAAATTTATTAGGCTGCCCAGAATCAGAATAAAATTTCTTTTTTTCATCTAGTTTTTTCTTAGTAAACCAACTAGCCCATAAAGGCTGACCATTAGGTTGGATAGCTTTATGCATTATGACTTTCCAACTAAAATCATCTTTATTTTCTTTTGCTCTTTCTGAATTTATAATTAAGTTATTAATAAAGCTATCGTAATGAACAGGAGTACCATTTATTCTTAATCTTCCACCATCTGGCTCTAATGCTGGATGAACAACAGCAGTAACCATATTTGCATTTTTAGAGCGACTTTCAGCAGTTAAAGTATTATTTTCATCCTCAAAATCATCAAGAATAATTAAATCGTATCTTTTATGCAACTTAGCACCACCCCGAATACCTGAAATATTAGATTTAGAAATCAATTTACAGCCATTAGAAAATTCTATATCTTGCTCTGTCCACTTTCTACCTTTTAAATCACCAAAATAATATCGAATGGTTTCGTTCATTTCAATATGTGTTTTTATATAATCCATATTACCAGTGGCTAATTTTTGAGTGGCAGATACCCAACCGTAAAATAAAGGCTCTCTAGCAAAACAAAAATTTCTAAGTATATCAGCTTTCGTTAGAACTGTTTTTCCATGTCCTCGGGGCAATATAATAGCTAAGTTATTGTACTTATAATTCTTACCAGACTTCTCATTCATAATGTCAGCCATCTTGTAATGAAACCATGGAGTCTCTGACCTCATAAAATCATCTGGTAAAAATAACTTCCCAAAAGCAATTAAGTCTCGGGAAGCTAAAAGTAAAGCTTCTTCAGCTTTGTTTACATTTTTAGTATTATAGTTACTCACCTGCCTTATAGCCAGCAGGTGCATATGTAGCAACTACATCGCCTGATGTTCCAACATTACCACCATGCTCCATCTCTTTCATCTCACCACCATGACCCATTTCTTTCATCTTGCCACC